AAAGGTGGTGAGGTAGAAGAATGTTTTCAAGGCTTATTGATTTTATTAGACAGGTGGTGAGAAAGATTTTACCCTACAAAGATATTGAATCCGTCGAGAGGATCGAAACCCCGTTGACAACGGAAATGACGAACGCCCTTGACGACTGGTATAACCTCTATCTGAATAAAGCGGACTGGTTAAAGCCGGACACGGTAAAATCACTTAACCTGCCCGCTTTTATTTGTTCTGAAATTGCGCGTCAGATTTTGCTTGAAATGAAATGGAACATCACCGGTAAGTCAAAGACCGGTGAGCGCCGAAACGACGACGGCTCCGACATCATGAACCCCCGCGCCGATTTCCTGAAAGCCGAATTTGAAAAGTGTATGTTCAATCTGCGGCAAAAGCTGGAACAGGGCTGTGCCGCCGGTGGTATGGCGATAAAGCCCTACCCCAAAGGGCAGCATATCTTTTTTGACTGGACTATGGACTGGTCTCTGTACCCGATTGCTTTTGACGACGACGGCAATCTTTCCGACGTCATTTTCCGTGATTCTTTCATGGAGGGCAAGACGTACTATACCAGACTGGAACGGCATACCGTTGACGGTGATAACGTCCGCATCCGGCAGCGCGCTTTCAAGTCCAACATGAAAGACCAGATCGGAACGGAAATCCAGCTTGCAGACGTCCCTATGTGGGCTGAATTGCAGCCGGAAATTACGGTAACGAATACCGGCGGTCAGACGTTCGGGTGGTTCAAAGTGGCGAACGCAAACAACATTGACGTTGATAGTCCTATCGGCGCGTCGGTGTTTGCGAAAGCCCGCGATACCATCAAAGAAGCAGACTTGCAGTATTCCCGGTTGCTCTGGGAGTTTGAGGGTTCCGAGCTGGCTATTGACGTTGATCCCGCCGTCCTGAGACCGAAAGCGACGACCGGAGCCGACGGCAAAAAGAAAATGGAAATGCCGAAGCTGAACGAAAGACTGTTCCGCGGTGTGGATATGGGCAAGGACGACAACTACAACGTTTTTGCACCGACCATCCGCGACGCTTCCCTTATGAACGGCCTGAATCAAATCCTTATCCGTATCGAGGATCAGTGCGGTCTTTCCCGCGGCACCCTATCCGACCCGAACAGCGAGGCCCGGACTGCGACGGAGCTGCGGATCGTGAAGCAGCGTTCCTATGCGACTATTGCAGATAACCAGAGAGCGCTTGAAAGGTGCTTGAAAGACGTTATCCGCATTATGAACCTCTATGCCACGCTGTACAAGCTGGCGCCGGAGGGTGAATACGACGTTTCCTTTGAATGGGACGACAGCATAATCACCGACAGCGAACAGCAGATGAACGAGCGCCTGAACCTTATGAATTTAGGCGTTATGGGCAGGATCGAATTTCGTATGTGGTATTTCGGTGAGACTGAATCACAGGCGCGCGCTGCTATCGAACAGATAGACGCAGAAAAAGCGGAAAGCGCCGCGGCGCTCATGCCGAAGCTCCCTGACGACGACGGCGGAAACGGTGAGGATTAAGGAGGGCTGTAAATGCTGTCCGAAAAAGAGATAAACGCCGCAATCCAGAAAATCACCGACCGTTTGGATGAAGTCAACCGGCTTTTTGTGAAAAAGGTCGCAAGGCAGATATTGACTATCGGAGAAATGAATCAGTCCAGCATAAACCGGCTCATCGTCATGCGTGATATGGGTATGGACGTGGCAGAGATAAACCGAGAGCTTTTGACCGCTACCAGCCTGAATATCAAAGACCTGTTCAAGCTCTATCAAAAAGCACTGACGGAAACCTACACGGACAAAAGGTTTCGGGCGTTCCTCCAAGAAAACCCGTTACCGACACAGGATAAAAGCCGCATTACACAGTTCGCCCAGAACGTGAGCGTTCAGACGGCGCGCACAATGCTGAACATATCCAATACGACCGCGGTTTCAAGTCAGTATCAGACCGCCGTTGACGCGGCTATAACGGCCGTTTCCACCGGATTGTCTGACTATCAATCCGCGACGCGCAGCATTATTCAGGACATCGGACACAACGGCCTACAGGTGTACTACGAAAGCGGGTATCACCGCCGGTTAGATACTGCTGTACGGCAGAACGTCGTTGACGGCGTGAATCAGATAAACCAGAACGCCTCCCTTATGATGGGCGAGGCGCTGGGGTTTGATGCTGTCGAGCTGTCAGCGCATTTGCGTTCCGCCCCAGACCATGAGCCGGTACAGGGGCGCGTATTTTTGAAAGCGGAGTTCGACAAGATGCAAGCCGGACTGGACTTCACCGACGTAGACGGGCGATCCTATGAGAGTTTCCGCCGCCCTATCGGTGAATGGAATTGTATGCACATTGCTATGGGCTTTTCAACGGAGCATTCGATCAGGCGGTACACAGACGCCCAACTTAAAGCGTGGGCAGAAACGAACCAAACCGGATGCGAAATAGACGGAAAGCACATGACCGTGTATAAGGCCGTCCAGTATATGCGAAAACTTGAAACGGAGATACGGCGTCAGAAAGACGCGGCTGTTGCGGCCCGTCTGGTAAACGACGACACCTTGCGGAGAACCTGTCAGCAGAAAATAAACGGACTGACAGCACGGTACTATTCTGTTGCAAAGGCCGCCGGTGTTCCGCCGGACGGAAACCGTCTCACCGTTCAAGGTTTCAAGGCAGTCAAGGTGTAAGCCACCGCACAGGTCAAGCGCTGGGCGCTGTGCCTGTTTTCTTTACATGGGTATGGAATTATACCCCCTATCAGATAGCGCGCGTACAGCGCGTTTCAGGGCGTTCTACGGCGGTATGCCGTGGGGCGCTTTTTATATCCCGGTATTAGGGGCGCAAGCCCTTGATATATAAAATTTTCCCGGCGTTGCAGGGGCATAAATGCGACGGCGACCCGGCGCTGAGTGGCAGCGCGTTTATAAATCAAATCGCGGTTGCGGAGGTATTCTATGGAATTTTTGAAGGCATTATTCGGAAATGGCGAGGCCCTGACTTTCGAGCAGTTAGCCGAAAAGGTCAAGGAAAGCAAGTTCAACGTGGTCAATCTGGCTGACGGTTCCTACGTCAGCAAGCAGAAGTTCGACGACAGGGTGAACGCTCTCAGTCAGCAGGTTACAGACTTGCAGGGGCAGATTACCCAGCGTGATACCGATATGACCGCCCTGAACGAAAAACTGACGGCTGCACAGGCCGACGCCTCCAAGCTGACCGACGCGCAGACCGCGCTTACCAGCTTGCAGGGCAAATACGACGCCGACCGTCAGGCGTGGGACGACAAGATCAGAAAGCAGAAGTATGAGTTCATGGTACAGGAAAAGGCCGGTACCTTGAAGTTCAGTTCTGCCGCTGCAAAGCGTGACTTCATTCGTGAGGCAATCGGTAAGGATTTCAAAGTGGACGGTGAAACGCTGCTGGGTTGTGAAGATTTCATTACCAAGTACAAGGCAGACAATCCCGGTGCGCTGGTTGATGAAAAGCCCGCCGACCCGAACGATCCCGGCGCTGATCCCAAGACTCCCCCCGCTATCGTTTTGCCCAAGACCAAAACGCCTGAACCGGAAAAGTCTGTTTTCGGGTTCCACTTCAACGGGGTTCGCCCTAAGCCCGTTGACGAAAAGTAAGGGCTAAAACCTATACAAATATCAAAACAAGAAAGGATGTATTTCTACTATGGCAGGTATTAACTACGCAGCTCAGTACGCGCGCGAACTGGCACAGGCTTATCCTTATGCCCTGAATTTCGGTGCGCTGTACGCAACCCCTAACAACGGTCGTTACCGTATGGGTGAAGATGGCAAGACCATCTACATCCCCAATCTTTCCACCTCTGGCCGTGTTGCCGCTGACCGTGACACTATCGCCACCGCCACCCGCAACTACGACAATGCGTGGGAACCCAAGACCCTGACCAATCAGCGCAAGTGGTCTACTCTCGTCCATCCCAAGGACATCGATCAGACCAACGCTGTTGCGTCTATCGCAAACATCACTCAGGTTTACAACGAGGAACAGAAGTTCCCCGAAAAGGACGCTTATACCGCGTCTACCCTGTATCGTCTCTGGACTGCTCAGGGTCACGTTCCTGACCACACCGTTCTTTCCGTCGCAAACGTGCTTTCCGTCTTTGATGATCTCATGCTCAAGATGGATAACGCCCGTGTTCCTGCGAACGGCCGTATTCTGTACTGCACGAACGAAGTCAAGACCATGCTCAAGCAGGCTTCCGGTCTCTCCCGCAGCTTCAACGTCAAGGAGGGCGGTACCGCCATTGATCGCACCATTTCCCGTATCGAGGAAGTGGAGGTTATCGGTGTTCCCGCTACCCTTATGCGTACTGAGTATGATTTCACCTCCGGCTGGCAGATCGTTGACGGTGCCGACCAGATCAATATGCTTCTGGTTCATCCTACCGCCGTTATCACCCCTGAAAGCTACCAGTTCGCACAGCTTGATTCTCCCTCCGCTGTGACTGAGGGTAAGTACATCTATTACGAAGAATCTTTCGAGGACGTTTTCATCCTCAACAAGAAGTCCGACGCAATCCAGATGAACACCACCGTTCACGCCATCGGCGGCATCACCCTGACTTCTGTTGCCCACGCCTCCACTTCCGGCAGCACCGACATTACCGTTGATCCTGCCTCTGCTGGCACTGGCTACAAGTATTACTACCGCGCAGAGAACGACATCGTTGACGTCCATGTTGGCGACGTGATCTCTACCTCCGGTACCGGCGCATGGACTGAGCTGTCCCTTGTTTCCGGTGCGGCTACTCTCGCTGACATGACTACCGGTAAGTACCTCACCGTCGTTCGTGCGAAGAACACCGCTATGACCGTCGATAAGGAAGGTCACGTCGTTATCACTGCCAAGGCATAAGCCCGACAGTAAGGAGGTGGGAGTATGGCCCATGCGAACTATTTGACGTTTGCCGAATACCAGAGCTACGGCGGTACCCTATCTCAAACAGCGTTCACCCCGTTAGAGTTCAAATGCCGCAAACGCATTGACTATCTGACGGACACCAGAGTACAGGCCATGCAGAGCGTACCGGAAGCGGTAAAGCTCTGCATGGTGTGTCTTATCGGGCTGGAAAGTAAAGCTGGCGTAGCGGCGCAGGTGGATAACCCCGTCGTTACGTCGTTCAACACTGATGGCTATTCCGAAAGCTACGGTAAGGCGCTGGGCGTCGATGAAGCTGACAAGAGCATGAACGACGTTATCAGTTCGTACTTGTATGGCGAACTTGACGACGACGAAACGCCCTTGCTTTATCGGGGGGTGAACGTCCATTGAGGTTATGCAACGAAAAAATAACGGTGTTTTGTTCAAGACTTGACACTGTTAGTGATACCGACCAGTACACGGCAACCGTCATTGACGGCGTATCGTGGTTTTACGGCACAAAAGCAAACGTCACGTCCTCTGGCCTTAAAGCCGCAAACACTGTGACTATCCGCATTCCCGCTAACGCTAATTTCTCCGGTAAGACTTACGTTGACCCGACCGCCTATCCAAGTGGTGATCCGACGAAAGTGTTCACGTTGAAAAACGGGGACGTTATCGTTAAGGGTGACGCGAGCCGTGTCGTGAACCCGCGTCCCGCTACCCTGCAAAAAGCCTACTATGAAATGGTGACGATTTTAGGCGTTACGGATAACCGGCGCGCCAAAGCGTCGCACTGGAAAGTGACTGGGGCATGAGCAACGGGATCTTCAAGGTAAAAGTTGTTTTCAATGGATCTGACGAACTGTTACGAAAGCATCATCTTGAAAAAGGTGGGCTTGTGCAGCAGGTTATCGACAAATCCGTTATTGACTGGAACCTGCAATACGTTCCGTGGCAGACGGGTACGCTGGGAAAAAGCGCGTATTCAGCTACACAAATCGGAAGCGGAAAAGTCATTTACCCCGGCCCGTATGCCCGCTATTTGTACTACGGAGAGGTGTACGGCCCGAACATTCCGGTATTTGAGGACGACACCGGAATACCTACCCGACCGGGGCAGAAAAAGCACCCCACAGGTCGTGCTTTGCAGTATAAGACCGACATAAACCCGCTTGCCGGGTCGCATTGGTTTGAACGTATGAAAGCCGACCACGTTGACGATATTTTGAGGGAGGCGAAAGACGTTGCCGGAGCAAAATAATACGGTGCTGAATAACACCGAACAGATTAGGGCGTGGTTCAGAACGTGTCCGGCTCTGGTGAGTACGAACCGTTTCAGGGTTGACTATCTTTCAGACAGCCCGACGGAGTACGCTATTTATGCGTCACCGTCAACGATTACCTATCACGAAAACGTGTTAGGTGAAGCCATTCCCGATGATATTCAAACGCTCAATTTTATTTTCGCGTCAAAAGAATCATACGGAGCGGACGTACAACAGAATCTTGCGAATGCCGGATTTTATGATGCCGTTGTTGCATGGGTTATCCAGCAAAATTCAGCGCGAAACTTCCCGACAATTCAAGGTGGCGTTGTAAAGTCAATCGTCCCGACGTTGACGGCGTTCCCTGCTCAGGTCGATACCGACAGCGCGAAATATCAAATTCAATTAAGGTTGACTTATAAACGTCAGCCGTGAAAGGAGTTTTTCACTTATGTCAAAACTTGACCGTAATAAGCTGATGTACTTTGCGGGTTTCCTTGCCGAACCCACCGAAACCGTCCCTACCCCTGCCGCTCCTGCTAATGTGAACTGGGAGGTTCTGGGCCGTGACAATGACGACCTGTCCAAAGAGCTTAACCCTGACACCGAAACCAGCAAAAATGTTCTGGGTGAAGCCACATTCAAGCACAACGGCTATGAACCGGAGGTCTCCGTTGATCCATACTATGCTGACGATACGTCCGCTATGTACAGCAAGCTGCTTGCCGCAGCTGTTCAGGAAAAGTACGGCGACAGCGACATCAAGGGCTACTTTGTCGAGGTAGTCTTTACCACCGTCAGTTCCGGCACCATGACCGGTACCGGTTATATGCGCGCGGCTTATATTGTTCCTCAGTCCACCGGCGGCGACACTTCCGGTCTCGGTATTCCGTTCAACGTGAACCCTGTTGGCCCTCAGACCACAGTGACCGTGACCTATACTCTTGCCACCCGTGCTGTCACGATTGCTACGGCAACCTAAACAATATTTGTCCCTGACGTAAGCAGGGGGAGGAACGCTATGCGTTCTTCTCCCTGTTTCTTTCTGTAAACACAAAATGGAGGTAACGAAATAATGGCAACTACTACGAAGAAAAAAAACGTGTCCGAGGCAAAGCCGCTTGACGCACAGAAAGAACTTCGCGCTGTCGTTGACGACGGCACCCGTGAAATTCCTCTGGTGAACCGCTTTGGAAAGCTGATCTGCAACGTCTATATTCGTCCTGCTGACTTTTCAATCCTTGACCGTTACGAAGCACTGGCCGCTGATTTTGAAAGTATTGTCAAGCCGCTTTCTGAAATCAGCATTGCAAATGACGGTACCGCTCAGTTTGACAAAGACTGGGAGGTTTTGAAGCAGGTTGAGGACGAAATCAAAAAGCGTTTCAATGGTCTGTTCGATATGGAGGAAGCCGACGCCATCTTTGAAAAACGTAATGCTTTTTCCTCCGTCAACGGCCATTTCTTCTGTGAAAACGTCCTGCTTGCATTGGAGGGGGTTATCACGGAAGCAATCAACGAAGAAGCCGAAAAGTCCAAAGCAAGAGTGGCTAAGTATCTGACACCTACGGATAAAACGGAGGTTTCTGATGCTGGGGCTATTACCGAAAACACTTAACGTAGGCGGCACAGAATATAAAATCCGTTCCGACTACAGAGACATTTTTCGTATCGTTTCCGCCTTTAACGACCCGGAACTTTCGGATCGTGAAAAGGTCTATGTGTGTCTAAAACAGGTCTATTTAGACTTTGAAAAAATACCTAAACACTTTTACGAAACTGCCTATGAAACAGCGGTTTCTTTCATCGAATGCAATATGCCGGACGATAGGCCCAGTCCGAAGCTCATTAACTGGGAGAAAGACGAACAGCTTGTTTTTCCGGCGGTAAATAAGGTTGCCGGATATGAAGTCCGGTCGGTTCCTTACCTGCACTGGTGGACGTTTTTAGGCTATTTTCAGGGCATTGATAGAGACGATACTTGGGGATTCATTCTCGGTATTCGGCAAAAACGCGCAAAGCTTAAAAAGCTGGAAAAGCATGAACAGGAGTTCTACAACGCCAACCGGATTCTTTGCGATGTCAATAAACCGAAAACCCGGGAAGATTCTTACAATGACCTTGAAAAAATTTATGCCGAATTGATGGAAGGAGGTGCGGAATAATGGCAGACGGTTCTGACGGTTCTATCGTAATTGATACCGAACTTGATAATACCGGTTTTCAGAAGGGTTCAAAAGAACTTGAAAAAGCAATAAGAGACGCGGCAAGCGCTTTTGATAATTTTGGGGATAACGTTATGTCCTCATTTTCAAAGGTGGTTCCGCTGTTACAGTCTATTGCTGATTCCGCGTCTCAAATCAGCGCGTCACTGGGTGGCACAGCTACACAGGCGGCGGAGGCAAACGAGAGGATCACAGAGAGCGAACAGCACGTCACTCAAGCCGCACAGGAAGCAGCGCAAGCCATGGGCCAGCAGGGGCAGAACATAGGTTCCCTCACTTCCGGCGCGAACACCGCGCAGCAGAGCATTTCTGCTCTTGAAAAAGAAGTAAATTCCCTGAGTACCGGTATGGCTGCTATATCCAGAAGCGCGGAAACCGGCTTTGCAAATGGCAACGCTGTCCTGTCTTTCGACGCGAAGCTGTCTGACATGGAAGCAAAGCTGGCGGCGGCCCGTGAAAAGCTGGAAGCCTTTGCGCAGACCAAAATCCCTACAGAGGACTACCAGTGGCTTACTGCTGCCATTCAAAAGGCAGAAGCGGAGTACGACAAACTCATTGACCGGCAAGCCAAAATGGAGGCCACAGGGGTTAAACAGAACTCTCAGGCGTGGGAGAACTTGCAGTATGACATTTCCCTTGCGCAGCAGAAAATCGCAGAATACCGGGCGGATATGGCGGGACTGGAAAGCAGCGGCGGAGCGTTTACGACTGGCGCAGATACCGCAGAGTACCAGCGCATGAGTGCGACCGTCAATCAGACTGCGGCAAGCATCGAACGCAACCGCGCCTTGATTGATTCGGAAGCCCTCGCACAAGCCCGCTTGAACGTTCAGGCGGCGCAGGAACAGGTTATAAGGGCAACTACCGCAAGAGAGCGGGAAGCGGCCACGGCACGTCTCAGAGAGGCACAGCAGCAGCTTAACGACCTCGCGTCGAGTATGTCCAATAAACCCGCTAATACCGCACCGGACGAAAGCAGCATATCTCGCTGGCAGCGTTTCGGTTCCACTCTCAAAACGGCGGCAGCGGGCGCTTTGAAAGTCACCAGAAGCCTCGCCAAAATAGGCTTTAACGCCGCAAAAGCAGGGATAAGCAGTCTTATAGGCAAACTTAAAAGTTTTGTCACGCAGGGCAAAAAATCCCGCTCTATGGCGGAAAGCCTCGCAAAGTCTCTTACCGGCCTGAAACGAATGCTTATCACGCGAATAAAGCGAATGTTTATCAGCTCCATTTTCAACAGCGCTAAAGAGAGCTTACAAACCCTTGCACAGTTCTCCGACGCTTTCAATCAGTCCATGTCGAACATCAAAAATTCGGCAAAGGGGCTGTCCGCAAATCTGGCCGTTTCTCTCGGCGGGCTGATCTCGGCCATTGAACCCGTTTTGACGAAGATAATCAACATGATTTCTACCGCCATTTCCTACCTGAACGCTTTCTTTGCAATGCTTGGCGGAAAGTCCACCATGACCGTTGCAAAGAAGCAGACGGAATCTTACGCGGATTCTCTGGACGGTGCGGCGGGCGCGGCGGAAGAATTGAAAAATCAGGTCTACGGTTTTGACGAGCTGAATAAGCGTTCCGACAACAGCAACAGCGGAGGCGGAAGCAGCGCTGACGATCTGTTTGAGGAAGTACCTATTGACAGTGTTCTTCCCGAAGAAATCCAGAACCTTTTCCAGAGCATAAAGGACGCTATCGCAGCGGGAGACTGGTTCGGCGTAGGCGGTCTTATCGCAGACGGTTTGAACGCCGGAATGCAGGTCGTGGACGACTGGATAAACAACACTTTCCGTCCGATGGGTGTTCAGTGGGCAAAGAATATAGCGGAGCTGCTGAATGGTCTGGTTGACGGGTTTGACTGGGAACTTCTCGGTAAAACCGTCGCTGACGGCATTAACGCCGTCGCTGACATCGTGAATACGTTCTTTACGACTTTTGATTTTAAAAAGCTCGGTGAGGGTATCGGAACGGTGATCAATGGTCTGTTCGATAGCATTGACTGGGCGCTGTTAGGTCAAATGTTCGCAAATAAGTGGAACGCCCTTATTCACACCATTCAAGGAACCGTAGAAACGGTTAACTGGTCAGGCGTCGGCAATTCGGCGGCTGAATTTGTGAACAACTGGGTTGAAACGATAGACTGGGCCGGTGCAGCAAAGGGTCTTTCCGACGGCATCAAAGGTCTGCATACCGCAATCAATACGTTCTTGGAAGAAACTGACTGGAAGATGGTAGGCGAAAAGATAAAAGAATTTATCGTAAACATCGACTGGACAGGAATTGTTGCCGGTTTAGCGGAGGGATTAGGCGCCGCGCTCGGAGGTCTCGCTGCCCTGCTCTGGGGGCTGATTGAAGAAGCGTGGAACAGTGTTGTCGAATGGTGGGAAGAGACGGCCTATGAGGACGGAAAATTCACCATTGATGGCTTACTACAAGGCATCTGGGACGTTATCTGTGACATCGGCACGTGGATAGACGAAAACATTTTCAAACCGTTTATTGACGGTTTCAAAAAGGCTTTCGGCATCGCGTCTCCATCAACCGTAATGGAGGAACAGGGTAACTTTATCGTAGATGGTCTGTTAAACGGTATCAAAAACACATGGAAAAATATTACCGATTTTTTCAATACAGCACTCGATACGGTGAAAACCACTCTTTCTGACGCGTGGTCTGACATCAAGTCCACGGCTTCCACGACATGGGGTAACATCAAAACGACCGTTACAGAGAAATTCGATAACCTGAAATCGACAATTTCCACGACGACGAACACACTCAAATCCAATCTTTCTACGGCATGGGACCGCGTGAAGTCTACCGCCTCGACAAAGTGGGAGAGCGTGAAGTCCACCGTTACAACGAAGTGGGACGCGCTGAAAGTTACACTGAATGACACTGACTGGAAATCCGTTGGTTCAGACATCTGCACCGGCATTAAGAGCGGTATTGACGCCGGGTGGACGTGGCTGAAAGACACGGTTTCAAGCCTTGCGTCGAACTTGGTTTCCACGGCAAAGCGGGCACTGGGTATCGCTTCACCGTCGAAAGTATTCAGGGATGAGGTTGGTCAGTTCATCGGTTTAGGTCTCGTGGAGGGTATTGAAGAAACCACTTCAACCGTCGTTAAGACGGTCAAGAACCTCGCAGACGCTACCGTTGACGGGTTTGACAGCAGCGGCTTGTCTCTGGACGTAGCCACAAACGACACGGTTTCCGGGCTGGATATTGTGGCAAGTAAGCTGTCCGGCATTGCTGAGACGTTCAAAACAATAACGACACAGCTCACTGGCATAGGTAGCATGGGCTTCCCGGCAATTACTACCGGTCAGGTTATCCCCATGAAAACAAAAATTGATACGTCGTCTTTGCCGAATGTTTCCCTTACCGGGTTCGACAGTTTCTCAAACGACGTTGACGAAACACTTTCGGATCATACGTTCCTGCTACGGCAAATTCTTAACCTACTTGAAAAAGCAAAATTCGGTGTAAATAATGACGAACTGGCTCAGGCGATAGCCTTCGCGCTTAACGGTGCGGCCAGAGGATATGGAGGTGCGTAATTATGGCAGCAATAACAGGTGTGTTCAAAATCAATAACCATGATTACACATCGTATGTGAAGCAGAAAACCGGCTTCGGTTGGGGGCGTGAGAACACCAACGATAAGGACGCCGGACGTGATGAGGGCGACGTTATGCACACTAACGTCCGCTCTCACCAGCGGAAACTGACTATGAAGCTCGGCCCTATGCCTTTCAACGTTGCACAGCAGCTTGAACAGGATTTAGAGGGCGGCGACGACGGCGTGTCCGTTCAGTACCCGGATTTGTACGACGGAATTTGCACCAGACTGTTTTATAACACGTCAATTACTGCGGCCGAAGAACAGTTCCGGGACGGTGATATTGTCGTCGATAACGTCAACTTCACGCTGATAAGCGTAAAGGAGGCGACAGTATAAGGTATGCAGAACGTAACCAATACATGGACTACCGTATTCGGGCAGTCTCATAAAACCGAATACAAATTCATCATTAACAACGTGACGTATGAGGGTACAGACGTCAAAGGGTCGCCAGTTATCGTCAAGCCGTTGCTGGAAAAACCAGCAATCGGCAGGACGTGTACCAGCTCTCTTAAATTCTCTATTTACCCGAAACCGTCGCAAACAATTCCGAAAGCAGCCACCGTAAACGCTTTTTGTCGTTTGCGATCTGTGAGTGGAAATGTAACGACTGAATGGTTGCCGCAAGGCCAGTATTACATTACGAGCCGGAGCGGAAGTGACGTCGTAAATATCACCTGCCTTGATTACATGATTAAAGCAGGGGTGACATACCTTGACAAAAGCGCTATTACTCAGTGGCCCGCGGCAATGTCAACCGTTGTCAATGAGATTTGTGACATCATGAACGTAACCCTTGACAACAGAACGACAATATTCACCGGCGCGGATTATGTTGTAGAGTACCCGAACAGCGATATGCTTATTTCGGAAGTTCTCGGAATGATAGGCGCCGCTTGTGGTGGTAGCTGGATTATGACAGACAGCGGAAAGCTCCGTCTTGTCCCGCTCACCTCTCCCGGAAGCCCCGTTTCCCAAACGCTGGGCAAAAGCCACAACGGGTACACCTCTCTCGGCCCGAACAGAACAGTTTCACGGGTCATTCTGGTTGATTCTGCGGACAATGATTTCACCGCTGGTAACGACACCGGAATTACAATATCGGCTAAATGCGACTATGCTACACAGACAATAGCAAACGCGCTTTGTTCGGCATCTGGAAATTCCATGCTTTACGGCGTGAGCTACGTCCCGTACACCCTTGACGGCGCCTATTTGAATCCGGCAATCGAGCTGGGCGACACAATTTCTGTGACCGATAAGAACGGCAACATTCATTCTGTTGTCGTACAATCCGTTTCCATGAATTGTACCGTCGCTTGCACGTACACCCTATCGGCAAGGGTAGACGACGAAACAGAAAACGAATACCCGTACATTTCCGGGCGCGACCTTGCAATCTCCCGAACTATAAAAACGAATCAATCCTATTTCGGAAACCGCATCAACCGTTCCGAGGGATTTATAAGCGAACTGCTCATAAACGGAGTGATAAAGTCCCGTCTTAAAGCGAATGCCTCTGTGTTCTCCATGCAGTCCCTTGACTCAAACAATCAGTGGCAAGACCGTATTTATTTTGATACACAGACAAACAAATACGTTATTTCCGCTGACGTAACCATCGAGGGCGCCGTGAAATTCACAGACCTGTCCACGGCAGGGCAAACCACTATCAATGGTGCGAACATCACAACCGGTCTGCTGAAAAGTCAGAACGGAAACGTTCAGCTTAATCTTGATGCCGGAACCCTGAGCGTGAGCGGTACAGACGTTGCCTCCGCTCTTGCTGTGGCGGCAAATAGCGTAACCCTACTTGCGTCGTCACAGCTCTTTTCCAAAGCTTCGGACGCCGCGACATATTCTCCGTCCAGCATCACCCTGACAGCACAAACAACCGGCAGCATTACTACCTATAGCTGGTACAAAAACGGCACACAGATTTCAGGAGCCACAACAAGCATACTGACCGTGAATCCGTCTGACGTACCGCAGGGCGGTTCTGCCACCTACAAGGTTGTGTGTTCCGACGCAGCCGGTCACACATATACTGACTTCATTTCGATAGCAAAGATCGCTGACGGACAGAAAGGTGATCCGGGAGAACCCGGGGAGCCGGGAGAACCCGGAGAACCCGGAACGCCGGGAAGCCCCGGAACACCGGGTCTTAATTCCGCTGTCGTGTATCTATACAAAAGGGCTACGTCGGCGTCCATTAACTGGACGGCTTCGCTTGTTTACGACTTTACCACACGTTCCTTGCAGTCCGTACCGTCCGGGTGGAGTTCTGCTATTCCATCTGGTAGTAACCCGTTGTGGGTCACTACTGCTACGGCAGCATCTACCACATCTACGGACACTATCGCTGTCACTGAATGGTCGCAGCCCGTAAAAATGGCGCAGAACGGCGAACCGGGAAGCCCCGGAACGCCGGGTGCCGCTGGTGTTGATGGTTTTACCGTAACCCTAAGCAGCGAATACTTTGAAATTCCGGTAAATACGGACAGAAAGCCCGTGGCCGCTGCAACAAAAAACTGCGTTGTAAGTGTTTACAAAGGAGTGACGGCGCAGACAGCTACACTAAGCGACACAATCGGTGTCGGTCAGTTCAAGGTGTCCGTCATGAATACGATCACGGGTGTTACCGTTACGCAGCAAACCGCCGGTACGCTGGTTCTCTCCGTCGGTACCGGTACGGCTATCGCTGACAGTGATACGCTGATCCTGTCCGTTACAACTTATGAGGGCCTTACACTTACGGCGTTTATCGTCGTCAAGGCGAACATGAACGCCGTTACTGTGGCGCAGCAAGCGTCTATCAAGACGAACGCTCAAAACATCTTACTGAAAGTAAGCAAAGGTTCTATTATCAGTGAGATTAACCAGAGCGCCGAAGCCGTTCAGATTTCCGCAGGAAAGATAAACCTTACTGGGTATGTCACTGTTGCCAGTCTTGCGGCCGGAACGACGATCATTGACGGCGGCTGCATTACGACTGGAGAGATGAGTGCGACACGCGTTAGAACTGGAACATTGGAATCTACTGGTTATAGCAAAGCGTCTGGTGCCACATTTTCAACAACCGGAACCCAAATCAGCTTAGATAACGGTTATATCACGACCCCATATTTTACCGTTAATAATAGCGGTGCGTTCATAAACGGAAGTATAACCGCAACCAGTGGTTCTATAGGCGGGTGGGGGATAAAAAGCTATTCGTCTGGCGGCAATACTTTGTATTATTTAGGGAGCGATCATACTCAAGAGTCGGGATATAAATATGGCATTGGCTTAAATTCAAACGCCGTTGGTGGTAACGGAAATGCTCTTGCCATTGGCTATATGCCAAGTGGTGTTTCTGGTGGATGGGATAATTGCGCTTTTAGAATTAGCGGCACTGGTAAATTATACGCGTCATCCGCTGAAATATCTGGTAGCATTACTGCGACCAGCGGAACTATAGGTGGATGTAGCATTACCAATGGCGTATTAAATATTCCCGGTGCTAATATAAGCGGAACAATATCGGCTGCTACATTTCAAACGAGCGACTACAGTTACACAAGTGGACATTTTTGCGACAAGGGAGTCTGGATTGGTAAAAGTAATGGAAATGGCGAAATTTGGTCGAAGTATTTTACAGTTAAAAATACAGGTGCATATTTTAGAACAGATGGCATTTATATAAACTATAATGGATCTTATCAAAAATTTAATGGCTCTGGATTTAATGAAACAGTTATAAAAAATAGCAGCGGGAACAAAGTTAATAGTGTCACCGTAAAAAGCGTTGATGGCGCAAACTATACGATAACAACAACTGCGTATGGGGTTTTGTCTACCAAGTAATAAAAAGGTTGGCTTCTTCGGCATGGCGCCCATTGCAAGAAAAACACAGTCCACCAGTTCAGCAACAACGGTTTCCGCCGTGAATACCGTTTTGAACAGTCTCATAAACAACCTGAAAGCCTATGGCCTTTTGGGTTAAACACAATTTGAATTTTTATAGGAGGCTACACAACATGAAGTTAGGAAACGTCGTTACAAGTCTGCCCGCATTGCAAAAGCTGGCCGCTGAAACTCTCACCCCGAAAACCCTGTACCGGGTAAGCAAGCTGCTGTCTAAACTGGATGGCGAAGTCAGTTTCTTCAATGATGAACGCGCAAAGATTTTCAAAGAGCTTGGTAAAGAGCGTGAAAACGACCAGTGGGAAATCGCCGCCGAGAACAGAGAAGAATACGAAAAGAAGATGAACGACCTCTTGAACGTCGATATTGAGACAGATTTCAAGGTTGTTCAGATCCCCGTATCGGAGACCATGAAGATGTCCTACAACGATTTGCGTATGCTGGACGGTTTCGTGGAGCTGTTCGACCCGGACGACGCCGACGAAGCTAACTAAGCTGTTTTCCCTCCCGCCCAACACGCGGGAGGGTGAAACAAATAAAACGAAAGGTGGTATCGTATGAAAGCCGTTTCTGTATCTCCCGTCGCCCATAGAAGCGACGGAAAGCGCGTAGTTGAAGCCGTTATTGTCGCTGATACTACGCCCGCGACGCTCCCCATCACAGGGGAACACGTCGAGGGACTGTCCGCGAACGACGTTTTTGCCCCCATGTCAATCCTGTACGTGGTCGCCAACGTGGACAACAAAATCTACATTGCCAACGAATCCGGGCAGTTCGTGGTTCAGTAAGGAGGAAAAAGTATGGGTCTTGGAAGCATTCAGGCCGCACTTATCTTTTCGGACAACGCCAGAAAGAAAGCTATCGCGGCCGCGAATCAGCATTCCGACGCTGCTTTGGCCGCTGCCATTGCAGCACTGCCGAAAGCTCTTGTTTACAAGGGCGCGGTAAACTACTATGCCGACCTGCCGACAACGGGTGTTGAGGTGGGCGACTGCTACACGGTTTTGTATGCGGGAACCGCGGGAACTGTCGAGGATGGTTCTGAATACGCATGGGGGAACAAAGATGGGGTCGCACAGTGGATTCCCATTGGCCCCAGCATCACCGGAAAGGCGAACAAGTCTTTACTGGCGCAGGAATACAGCGCAACATCCGGCTACAGCGTCGGTGCGTTCTGTCTGCACGATGACAAGCTGTATCGCTGCACAACTCTTATTGCCGCTGGTGGCGAATCGTGGAACGCTGCGCACTGGGAGGAAACAACCGTTGCAACCGAGCTTATCCGCGCAAACGCTATCATGACCGGCGCATCCAGCTCCGAAAACGGTACCGCCGGTAACGTTCCGGGCCCGCTCATTGCAGACCGAGAAAAATACCTTCGCGGTGACGGTTCGTGGGCGACGCCCCCCGGTGGCGGTGGCGGTGATACCGCAGGTGTCGTAGCGCCCGCCTACAGCGCGACAGAGACGTATGCTGTTGACGATATGGTTATCTATAACAGTCTGCTTTATCGTTGCACCACGGCCGTTTCTTCGCCCGAGGCGTGGACTGCCGCACATTGGTCTCAGACCACCGTTGACGTTGAGATGGCAAAGTACATGAAGTACAGTGCCCTTGTCGTCACCTGTGTAACGCAGGACGGCGTGACTGTCACCGGGCAGACCGTCGTAGTCCGTAAGGGTAGTGACGCAACTGGCGTTATTTACGCTACAGCGGCATATAACGGTCAGCCCGTGTCTTTCAATGTGCCTGTCGGATTTGACTATTTCGTGTCTGTCTCTGATACGCTGGAACACCACTTCAACCCGACGACAGCAAGCGGTGTCGTCAACGCAAGCACGATCAGTATTACACTTACCTATTCGGACTTCTCCAATATCAGTTCGTTCAGTGACGTCAAAGCCGCTCTGAACGCTGAATTAGATTTGTCCAGGTTAGTGGGTGAGAGCGTTACAGCTACACGCGGTAACGCTTCCCTTGCTTTCGATGTCGTGGACTACGACGCCGTAGAGGGAAGTGTTATGCTTCTGCTTCACGACACGATGCCGAACCAGATGGTTTTTGAACCCGCTC